CTCCGACTCAGGAAGTTGTAAGGCACTCGTTCTACTAAGTTCTCGACCTACGCAGCTTCTACACACGCGCAGCTGCGCACGGACATGTTTGATCCAGAATGTCCACACTATCGTGTCTTCGACAAGAGGCAGAAGGACAAACATCGCAACTTGATCAGCTCACCTTGGTCTCTCTTCCTACAGATGTCGTTCGTTGGACAACAAGCAGAGAGTCGCTTCAAGAAGGTAGTCCCAACTTCACTGTCCAGTGACTGGACTCCCGAGAGCTGGTTGCACGTCATGAACACGATGCGCACGAAGCTGTTTGTCCCGATCGACCAAAGCAAGTTTGATCACGTACCGAGCAAAAGAGTACTTCTTAGATGTGCAGAGATCCTCTGCAGATCTGGGACGTGCGCGTTTGACTCGGAGCGTGTGATGATCTCAAAGCTGATCCTAGACAGGTTGGCTCACGCTACGCTATCCTACAACAACAACACCTACTCACACCAGAGAGGCTTGTTGTCTGGATGGCGTTGGACATCGCTCATGGGCACCATGATCAACTATGCCGAGTACCTAAGCATCACGGACTCCCTAGCTGTCCCGCGTCAGCTGAAGGAGAACATCTGCTTCCAAGGTGACGACGCTCTGATCGCGGTCAACGACTGGGCGGACGCAGTCAAGATCGTTCGACGCTACATGTAAGTGCTCCCGGTCAATCCGAGCAAGTTCTTCATCGACAACAAGCGATCAGAGTTCTTGCGTTATGTCATAACACGCAACAGGCGCTTGGGGTACTACCCGCGTGCTGCGTCAGGCATAATGTACGCAAACTCATGGGCAGGCGGAGCTATGGACCCTGCTTCTCTTGCTTCGAACTGGAGCCTCCTTCACTCACTTGGCGCTGATGCGAAGGCGTCACTCTACGGCTGTGCTCGCGACATCTCCGGATTGTTGCGTTGCAAAGTCGACGAGGCGCTCGATCTCATACAGACACCGGCATCTGTTGGCGGACTAGGCTGGTACGTTCCAGGCTTCCAACCGAAGATGTGGCGAAGAGTGCCGTTCGTCAAGCGCACTGAGATCGGCAAGGACCAGTTAGTAGTCGAGACTGACTATGACAACATACCTAAACACACACGAGACACTATGGTTGCGGCTGCCATGCAACGGGGACATGCACGCCCCATGGCATCAGTCGTAGCTCGTAGTCTGGCAACTGGGCTGGTTGGCATCGCTTCTCCAGAGCGACCCAAACAGAAGTTGGTAGACTATGGAAGACCAAAGGTCCTCATAGCTTCTCGTGCAAACACACACAACACACCAAGGCCACCACAAAGCCTGCTAGACCCGTTGTACGTTAACGCGGCGGTGGCATCTCTCGATCGCAAGGGTGGACTGCGATGGAATGATG